ATGCCGGTTGACCGAAAGACTATTTAACGTGGCAAATGTTGATTTTGAAGTGATTAAGCCGCATAATAGTGATATACAACGCTTCCGTGAACAGGGCTTTCAATCATATCCGGTTGTTGAAACGCCTGATCGTTCGTGGTGTGGGTTTAGACCTGATCTAATCAAAAAGGAGTGTCATTAATGAAAGTAGAAAATTGGGATATTGACAAGGTTAAACCTTATGCAAACAACCCAAGAAACAATGATGGTGCGGTTGATGCTACGGCTAATTCAATTAAAGAATTTGGCTGGCAACAACCAATTGTAGTGGATAAAGATGGTGTAATCATTGTCGGACATACACGCTTGAAAGCCGCTAAAAAGCTAAAGTTAGATAAAGTACCGGTCGTTGTTGCTGATATTCTATCTGATGAACAAGTTAAAGCTTACCGCTTAGCTGATAACAAAACCGGCGAATTGGCAGATTGGGACTTCTCTATACTTGATGATGAATTGATAAGCATTACGGATTTAGATATGGGAGACTTTGGATTCGATGAAACTGAATTAGTTGATCCCGAAGAAGTTGTTGATGATGATTTCGACGAGGAACCACCTGCAGAACCAACAAGCAAGCTCGGCGACATCTACCAACTCGGTCGTCATCGTTTGATGGTCGGTGACTCCACCGACACGGATCAAGTAAAAACTTTGATGGATGGGCAACAGGCAGACCTATTGATTACTGACCCTCCGTATAATGTGGCACTTGGAATGGGTGGTTCAGTTGACGAAGCACGCAAGCGTCATCGCCGCACTGATGGTTTGGTTATCAAGAATGACAAGATGGACGACGATGATTTCCGCGAATTTATTGCAAAAATGATGTCCGCTGCAAAATCTAATATGAAGCCCGGCGCAACGTTCTATGTTTGGTATGCTTCTAATTTCAGTTATGAATTGTTTGGTGCCGCTAAGGACGTTGATTGGCAGATTCGTGAAGTACTTGTATGGGCGAAGTCAGTAATCACGCTTGGCCGCCAAGACTATCAATGGAAACACGAGCTTTGTTTGTATGGATGGAATGATGGTGGCTCTCATCATTGGTACTCAGATCGCAAACAGTCGACATTACTGGAGTTCGACAAGCCGTCTTCATCCAAGCTACATCCAACGATGAAGCCTGTTCCGCTGTTCGATTACCAGATTAAGAATAGTTCCAAGGCAGGCGATAACGTATTAGATTTATTCGGTGGATCCGGTACAACGATGATCGCATGTGAGCAAGACAATCGTAATGCATACCTAATGGAACTAGACCCGAAATATGCTGATGTAATTATTAAACGTTGGGAAGAGTTAACTGGCAAAAAAGCCGTAAAGCTGAATTAGGATATATGATTAAGAAGGGATAGGCGGTGCTTAATGCAATGGCTACTGGACAATACAAGGAATGGCTAGAAAACGACAACCTGGCACTTCTACGTGGCTGGAAAATGAAGGGGCTAACTGATGAGCAAATAGCCGCTAATATTGGAGTTTCACCACGAACCCTTGAACGTTGGAAAAAGAGTCATAGTCAGATTTGTCGGGCTTTAAAAAAAGGAAAGGAAGAAGCAAACTATGCGGTAGAAAATGTGCTGCTTAAAAAAGCTTTAAAAGGTGACAATACGGCGATGATTTTTTGGCTTAAAAATAACTATCGGGACAAATACGGCGATAACGTGACGAATCCTAAGCTGTTGGCTGAGCAGATTCGTAAAACTAAGGCTGACGCATCACTGGCTGAATTGCGTGTAAAGCAAGCTGACGGATCAGCAGATAGTCAAGTTGTGGTAAACGTCACACTTCCGGAAGATGGTGATAGCAATGGATAACACAATCGATTTAAACGTACCTGACATCGTTTCTAAAGCGTATTACCCGATGTTTAATAGCAGAGAAAGGTATCTGGTTTACAAAGGATCTCGTGGCTCTGGTAAGTCATATGCTGCTGCCGAGAAAGTAATTATTGATACAATTACACGACCGTATGTAAATTGGCTGGTGATTAGGCAATATTTTACAACTCACAAAGACAGTACATTCGCTACTCTAAAGAAGGTTGCGGCATCGTTAGGCGTATATGAACTGTTCAAATGGACAACGTCACCTTTGGAAGTAACTTATAAGCCTACTGGGCAGAAGATATTTTTCAGAGGAATGGATTCGCCATTAAAGATTACATCGATTACCCCGACGGTCGGTCAATTATGTCGGGCGTGGTTTAACATAACAGGCCACGTTAAAGTCCTTTAATTCGGGGAAACTCTAAACGCGTAAAGGCGTAGACAATCCCGAGCGAAGCTATTAATAATATGGTATAATTAAGCATACGAAGATATGAAAGGTGTGTTTAATTATGGAAGAATGGAAAAATTGTGAAGGCGATTATATGGTTAGCAGCTACGGTAGATTTTATTCAAAACTTGCTGGAAGATGTTTATCCATCAAATCACTAAACCAAGATGGATATGTGAAAGTTGCAACTCACGGTCATACTCAATTGCTAAATAGACTTGTAGCAAAAGCTTTCATTCCAAATCCTTACAATAAAAGTACGGTAAACCATATAGATGGCAATAAAACGAACAATCGTGTCGATAACCTAGAATGGTCAACACGTAGTGAACAAATGATCCATGCTTACAAACATGGGCTTAAAAAGCCAATGCGAGGGTCTAATAATGCGAACGCAAAGCTTACTGATGAACAAGTTAAAGCAATTAGAAGTGAGTACGTTCGCAACAGCCGGACCCATGGCACTGTAGCGTTGGGTCGAAAATACGGTGTTAGCAACCCTGTTATAGGACATGTTGTTCGTGGACTTGCATATCGTGATTAATAGAACGTGTAACGACTATCGAAAGCGCATCGAGGTGCAGTTAGTAGAGTAAGCCCCAAGCGGGGTTGAAAGAGGGACAGTAGGCGTGAGCCACTAATAGATAGTCTGAACTGTTAGGAAACTAGCAGAGTGATAGCATAAGCGGCTACCACGTAACATATTTGTGAAGAAGCATATGAGTTAAAGTCATTAGATGGGTTTAACACGGTCGAGGAATCGTTGCGTGGTGAGTTAGACGATCCGCGCGGATTCTATCAGTCGATATTAACGTTTAACCCGTGGTCTGATCGCCATTGGTTAAAATCTGAATTCTTTGACAAAGACACACAACGAACAAACGTTAGGGCATTCACGACCACATACAAAGATAATAATTACCTTGACAAGGCATATATTGATTCGCTGAAAGAAATGCTGGTACGTAATCCTAATCGTGCTCGTGTGGCTGTGTTAGGTGAATGGGGTATTGCTGAAGGGTTAGTATTCGATGGCTTGTTTGAACAGCGCGACTTCTCATATGATGAGATTGCTAACCTGCCAAAGTCAGTCGGGTTAGATTTTGGTTTCAAACATGATCCGACTGCTGGAGAATTTATTGCTGTAGATCAAGACAACCGAATTGTTTATATTTACGATGAGTTTTATAAACAGCATTTATTAACAAATCAGATTGCACAAGAGTTAGCTAGTCACAAAGCGTTCGGATTACCAATCACCGCTGATAGTGCCGAGCAACGTATGATTGTTGAATTATCACAGCAGCACCGTGTTCCTAACATCAAGCCGTCGGGTAAAGGCAAAGATAGTGTTATTCAAGGGATCCAATACATGCAATCTTATCGCTTCGTTGTGCATCCGCGCGTTAAAGGATTGATGGAAGAATTCAACACATACGTTTATGATAAGGACAAAGAAGGAAATTGGTTGAATAAGCCGAAAGACGCGAATAATCACGGAATTGACGGATTACGCTATGCCCTAGAATCGTTCATGTTCGTTCGTGCGGGGCATTATATGAACTACCAGGAACGCGTATCAACACTAAAGAATTTAGGATTATAGGAGGCTTGACATGGATTATGATTTAACCAAACACAAGCAGGCTAATTTGATTTACCAAGAATCATTGGAAAATTTAACGCCTGATAAAGTTATGAAATTTATTACGCATCATTTCAATTATCAACGACCAAGATTAGAAACGTTAGATGACTATTACCAGGGGTATAACCGAAAGATCCTTGATAAACAATCACGTAGACACGAAGATGGTAAGGCCGATCACCGAGCCGCTCACTCGTTCGCAAAATATATCGCTGACTTTCAAACGT